ATTGTATATAGTGATTCTAATTATTGTGTTCAAACATTTAATCAATGGATGTTTAGTTGGGCGCAAAATAATTGGGTCAAGTCTGATAAAAAGCAACCAGAAAATCTTGACTTAATTCAAGCATATTATGATTGGTATCAAAAAGGTTATAGAATTGATTTAAGAAAAATAAAAGGTCATGCAGGACAAAAATGGAATGAAATGGCAGATAAATTGGCTAAAGGAGAATTGATTTAATGGGTGAAATTTTACAGACTTCAATTGTCCAAGAAGTAGAACAAAGTTTTTTGGACTATAGTCTTAGTGTTATTACTGATAGAGCTATTCCATCTGCGGAAGATGGCTTAAAGCCTGTTGCTCGACGTATTCTTTGGGATATGTTTGATAAAGGATATACAAATAATAAGAAATTTGTTAAATGCGCTCAGCCTGTTGGTGACACAATGGGTAGGTTTCATCCGCACGGCGATAGCTCAATTTATGGTGCATTGGTTTGGCTGTCTCAACCTTGGAATATGCGCTATCCTCTAATTACTTTTCATGGTAATAATGGTAGTCGTGATGGAGATGAAGCGGCAGCCTATCGCTATACAGAATGTAAATTAAGTAAAGCTGGAGAAGAAATGTTGGCTGACATTAAGAAAAACACTTCTGATTGGCAGCTTACTTATACTGATGAAGAAGAGGAACCTATTTATCTCCCAGGTCGGATTCCTAATCTTTTAGTTAATGGCACTTCTGGAATTGCGGTCGCAATGGCTTGCTCATTTGCTCCTCATAACTTAAATGAAATCATGGATGCCGCAAATTATTTGTTGGATAACCCTGATTGTGAAATTAAAGATTTGCTTAACTTTGTAACTGGACCTGATTTTCCTACTGGTGGTTTAATTATTAATAAAGATGAACTGCCGACAGCTTATCTTACAGGCAAAGGAAGAGCAAGAATTAGAGGCGAATATGTCATTGAATCTGGTAAGACCCATGATACTATCGTCTTTACAAGTATCCCTTATAAAGTATCTAAAGAGAAACTCTTGATTGATATTGATAAGCTATGTGAAGAAGGTATTATTACTGGCGTTGCCGCAATTCGAGATGAAACCAATAAAGAAGGTGTGCGTTTTGTCATTGAATTGGAGAAAGGCGTAAGCGCAGAACCTATTATTGCAAAATTGTTTAAGAATACTCAACTTGAAGATACGTATAGTATTAATCAAGTTGCTCTAGTAGATAAAAAGCCCCGTTTGCTTAATTTGAAGCAGCTTTTGGCTATTTATAATGAACATCAACAAGATGTTTTAATGCGTAAAACTCAATTTGAGCTGGATAAAGTTAATGCTCGTATTCATATCTTAGATGGTTTACTTATTGCATTGGAAGATATTGACAATGTAATTGCATTAATTAAGAAATCTGATAGTGCGGCAACTGCTAAAATTGCTCTAATAGAGCAGTATAATCTTTCGGAAACGCAAGCAAAAGCAATTCTTGATATGAAATTGAGTAAGTTAGCAAAATTGGAAAAGGTTGAAATTCAGAAAGAAAAAGAAGAAATGGCGGCAGAAGCAAATCATCTCACTTTAATTCTGAGTAATCCTATCCCTGAACTTCATAATATTTTTAATGAGATTAAAAATACATATGGAGATGCTCGTCGTAGTACCATTACTCAGGTTGCTGTAACTAAAGAGGAAAAAGAGATTGAGTTTGTTGAACCTGAGAAGTGTGTTGTTGTAATGACAGAAAGCGGTTTGATTAAGCGTGTGCCGACCGCATCTTTCCGCACTCAGCGTCGAAATGGCAAAGGCGTCCGCACGCAAGATGATATTACATCTATGGTCATTCGTACTAACACTATTGATTCGCTAATGGTGTTTACAGACCAAGGTAGAATGTATCGTTTACTTGTAAATGATATTCCTGTTGGAAACAATACCACTAAAGGACAATCTATTAAATCTTTGATTGCAATGGAAACTGGTGAGAATCCTACTGTAATTTATTCTATTTATAGAGATACAGATGCCAAATATGTATTGTTTACTACAAAAAATGGTCTTGTTAAGAAAACAACTTTGGATGAATATGTTAAAACGAAGAAAAAGACAGGCATTGCTGCTATCAATATTAAAGATGGTGATGCTCTTGTTTCTGTAAATCTAATTAAAGATGAGCCTATTGTAATCATTACTAAGAATGGTTATGCTATTAAATTTAATTCCAATGAAATTGGTCAAACCTCTCGTATGACTTCTGGAGTTAAGGGTATTAATCTAAGTGATGATGATAGTGTTGTTACAACTTTAGTAGTAAGACATGATAGTGATAATTTAGCTGTTATTTCTGAACAAGGTCTTGGTAAACAATTTCCTCTAAGTGAAATTACTCTCCAAAAGCGAGCAGGTAAAGGACTAATGTGTTATAAACCTTCCACTACAAGTGGTGGAGTAGCTGCGGCAGCTCTTGTTTGTGATGAAGATAATATTTTAATTTGTGGAGATAAAAATTCTTTATGCATTGCCGCAAAAGAAATTCCTGCTCTTGGAAGAGTTTCTATTGGAAATCAGTTAATCAAAAATAATAAGGTTAAATCTATTAGTAAGGTATAATCGTGAGGGGAAGTGTTTATGCTTCCCCTTATTGATTTTTTAGAAAAAATAAGTTATAATATATATATAATCAAAAAGAAAAGGAAAATAAATCATATGAAAGATGAAGAGCAGCTAATATCTCTAATTGAATATTTGAATGCGCGAACTGCTGAGTATGACGAAGGTCATCCCACAATTTCTGACAAAGAGTATGATGATAAGTATTTTGAACTTGTTGCATTGGAGAATCAATTAGGATATACTTTCAATGATTCGCCAACGCAAAAGATTATATATGAAACCGTTAATGCTCTTGAAAAGGTTGAACATAATCATCCCATGCTTTCTCTTGATAAAACAAAAGAAATTAAAGATGTAATTTCTTTTGTTGGTCAAAATACTTTTCTTGCTATGTGTAAGATGGATGGTCTTACCTGTTCTCTAACGTATCAAGATGGTAAATTAGTTAAAGCTGAAACTCGTGGTAATGGTATTGTTGGTGAAAATATTCTCCATAATGCAAAAGTAATTCCTTCAATTCCTAATTATATTCCCTATAAGGAAAAGTTAATTATAGATGGAGAAATTATTTGCACATGGAATGATTTTGTTGACTTTGCTAATGATTATAAGCATCCTCGCAATTTTGCAGCAGGAAGTATTAGACTTCTTGAAGCCAGTGAATGTGCAAAACGTAAATTAACATTTGTTGCTTGGGACGTAATTGAAGGACTAAATGAATATAATACTATTTCTGATAAATTAGGTTATATCCAAGCGAATTTCCATTTTTTGGTAGTACCTTTTATTAAATTTGCATGAGAAGTAGTTGAAGATACTCCAAAAATGATTATGTCTTTAGCTCAAATACAAAGTTATCCTATTGATGGTGTTGTATTTAAATTTGATGACATTGAATATGGGAAATCTCTTGGGTCTACTGCACATCACTTTAAAAATGCAATCGCCTATAAATTTTATGATGAAACTTATACAACTTATTTGAAGAATATTGAGTGGACAATGGGAAGAACAGGAATTCTTACTCCTGTAGCTGTTTTTGACCCTATTGATATTGATGGTACAACTGTTGAAAGAGCAAGTCTGCATAATATTAGTATTATGGAAGAAATTCTAGGAGACAAGCCATATGCCACTCAAAAACTTGAGGTATATAAAGCTAATATGATTATTCCTCAAATTGCTTCTGCTGAAAAATTTAATACAATGGCTATGGTTTTACCTCTTGAGATTCCTCAAGTCTGTCCTATTTGTGGTGGTAAGGTTGAAATCCAAGAGTCAGATTCTAGTACAAAAAATCTTGTTTGCGTAAATCCGCAGTGCCAAGGCAAGTTAATTAATCGACTTGACCATTTCTGTGGTAAAAAAGGATTGGATATTAAGGGTCTTTCTCTTGCGACATTGGATAAGTTAGTTGATTGGGGCTGGGTTAATAATATTTCTGATATTATGGTTTTGTCTAATCATCGGAATGAATGGATTCAAAAGCCTGGCTTTGGCGAAAAATCTGTAGATAAAATTCTTGACGCAATTGAAAATGCTAAAACTCCTACCCTAGATGCATTTATTGCAAGTTTAGGTATCCCATTAATTGGAAAAACTGTATCTAAAGAATTAATTAAGTATGTTGATAGTTATGAAGATTTTGTCCAAAAGGCACAAAACAAGTTTGATTTTTCTATATATGATGGATTTGCGGCCAGCAAAACGAGTGCTATTTGGGCATTTGATTTTACGGAAGCGAATAAAGTTTATCAATATTTATCTATTGCAACAACTAATACTACAGAGCAATTAAATAATTGCGAAGGATTAAAGATTGTAATTACTGGAAAACTTCAGCAATTCAAAAACCGAGACGCTTTTAAAAAATATATTGAAGAGCGTGGAGGTAAGGTAGTAGATTCTGTAAGTAAGAATACTAATTACTTAATTAATAATGATATTAATTCTACTTCATCTAAGAATCAAACTGCTAAAAAACTAGGGGTTCCGATCCTTACTGAGCAAGAATTTATTGAGAAATTTTCTTGAAATTCTTGACTTATAAAAATTTTTTTGATATAATATATTTGTAAATAAGGAAGAGAAAAATTTCTATGAAGAGAAAAGAGTTAAAGAATCTGGCTTAGCGCATTGCAAAGCTTGAAATAATTATTTAGACTAGTGATGATGAAAAAGCTATATCTAAAGCTCAAAATGATATTATGGAACTATCTGGTCATGTTCATGCGCTTGAAGATATGATTCTTATTGACGAAATGGTTCAAGAAATTTTAGAAAAAAATTCTTGACTCAGAAAGAATTTTTTGATATAATATTTACATAAGCTAAAGGCTTAAAATTAAAAATAATTATTGATTTAATAAAGGAGATTTATTACAATGGCAATGAAAGACAATTCTAAGAAGGTTCTTAATTATTTGAAGGAAGTTAATGGTTCTAATGTAACCGCTGCTGATGTCGCTGAGGCTCTAGGCCTTGAGAAGCGTTCTGTTGATGGTATCTTTACCTCTGCTATTCAGCGCAAGGGTCTAGGTGTTCGCACCCCCGCCGAGATTGAGCTTGATGATGGTACTCATAAGGCTGTGAAGTTCCTGTCTCTGACTCCTGCCGGCATGAGCTTCGATCCTGATGCGGCTGACGCTGAGTAATTTTTAATATAAATTTAAATGGGAGTAGAATTAAATTATTCTACTCCCATTCCTACTCTAAGGAGAGGATAATTTGATTGGTATAATTTGTCTATTGATTGGACTTGTAATTGGCGCAATTATTGTATATATAATTCAATAGCCAAAAATAAAAACATCTTAGAAATTTGATGCTGAAACAGCAGAAAAAAATCAAACTTTGCAAGTAGAATTAGCATCTTTAAATGCTAAGAAAGAAGAAGTCCAATCAAGCATTTAGTCTTTAAAAGAACAAGCAGATGTAGCTGCTGAAGAATTTAATAAAAAAGCTAAAGAACTTGCTCAAGAGAAATTTGAAAAACAAATGGCTTCTATGGACAAGGCGTGCGAAATTCATCAAAGAGAGTGCAATTCCCAATATTTGGAAATACTTGAAGATTTAGCTAATGATGTTCAAGAACAAATTCAAACTTATAAAAATTCAATTGTTAATTATGAAGATACTATAAAGCAACTTGAAACATAGATTGAAGAAAAAGAAGCTATTGTGGCTGCGGCAGTTGCAGCAAATATCCGAGCCGCAGAAATGAATAATAAACAAGATTTTTATCGTTTAAATCTTTCTGCTGAAGATATAAATGAAATTAAAAAATTAAGAGAAGTAGCTCCTTATTTAAGAGACAGTGAACCACTTAATAAAGTTATTTGGAAAGTTTATTATGAAAAGGCTTATACAGATCTAATTGGACGAGTTGTTGGTTCTGGAAATCACACAGGAATTTATAAAATAACTAACATTGAAAATGGAATGTGCTATGTTGGACAAGCAGTCAATATTGCAGATAGATGGAAGCAGCATATTAAGCGTGGAGTAGGCGCAGAAACGCCAACGCGCAATAAACTATATCCAGCTATGCTTTCTGTTGGAGTTGAGAATTTTACATTTGAAGTGATAGAAGAATGTGACCGTTCTATGCTAGATAAAAAAGAAGATTATTGGCAAGAGTATTTTAAAGCCAAAGAATATGGTTATAGCATAAAATAAAAAGGAGAAAAACTGAATGTATAGAATTATTGATAGTAGAGCTTCTGGAAAAACAGTAAGATTAATGCTTTTAGCAAAAAAGAATAATTCAATTATTGCTTGTAGTAATCCATATGCAATGGAAGTAAAAGCCCATGAATATGGAATTACTGGAATTAATTTTATTTCTTATAAAGATTATTCTGCACATAATTATCCAGAAGGAAGTTCGGTTTTAATAGATGAATTAGAATGTTATGTTCGTTCTTTGGGGAATAATTTAAGCGGCTATACATTGAGTAATGAGGATTAAAAAATGAAATTTGAAAATATTAGAGTATATAATTTTGCAAACGCTCTCCATGGGATGCGTAATCCTAAAAATAGCTGGTATTTGTCTGATAGTTCATATGGAATGTGTTTATATAATTTTATTCCTGATATTGTTTCTAAAATGTGGATTGCATATCATGGAGAAGATGTTCCAATGACTGACGAAGATTATGCAACTATTGAGAAAAATATTCTTCTTCACCATGATGAAGATATTTGGGAGTTTGCGGCGATTGGTCCAAAAGATATGAAGCTTGCGCAAACTCTTATTAAGTCTGGCCCTGAACATCGTAAGTTTTTACGCCAAATTTTTGTTACTGTTGATATTACTGCTCCGATTTATTGGTGGAAGGAGTTTGACACCTATAAGATCGGAACAACCGCCAACAGCACCTCCACGATGCACAAGTTAACAAGCAAGCCTATCACTATTGATTGTTTTGAAACAGATGATTATGATGAAACTTTAGATATGATTGATGATTGTCAACTTGGAATTAGAGCTGATTGTTTTGTTAATGACCTTGAACAGCTTCGTCAAAAGTATCTAATGCTAAAAGATGAAAATCCTGTTAAAGCTAAAAAGTATTGGAAAGAACTTGTGCGTTGGCTCCCTGAGAGCTGGCTCCAAACTCGTACAGTTACTATGAATTATGAGAATTTGTTAGCTATTTGTTCCAAGAGTCAACGTAGATTTCATAAATTGACTGAGTGGTCTGGTGATGGAGAAGATTTTGTTACACCTAGTTTCATTAAATTTGCGCGCAGTTTACCGTACGCTAAGCAATTCATTTTTATTGATGAAGAGTAAAGCAAGTATATATGAAGTATATTATTGATTTATATAATTAAAAATGATATAATATATATACAAGGTAAAGAAAGTGAGTAATAAATAATGACTAAAAAGCAGAAATTTATTGAAACAATTGATGAAGGATTTTTTTCGCAGATTGATGTAAATGATGTTGATTCTGATGTTCTTGCCTATTGGGAAGCTTTTAAAGGCTCTGGAGAGACTGAAAAGCCGATGTTTACTGATAATGGAAAGCTAATTCTCAAGTATATGCAAGATAATCAGGAAACTCCCATGTGGAAAGCTAAGGATATTGGAGAAGGTTTGTTTATTTCTTCTCGCGGCGTTTCTGGTGCAATGCGTAAACTTGTTACTGATGGCTATGTTGAGAAGATTGGCAAGGATCCAACTGTTTATGCACTGACAGATAATGGAAAAACTGTAGAAATTATTTAATTTGAATTATTGATTTTAAAGGAGATTATAATATTATGAAAAGCATGATTAACCGTAGTCATATCGAAGGCATTCTGTACGAGCATGACCTAACTTTGAAGATTTCTGGTCCTAACTCCAAGAATCCTGGTACTGAATTTATTTCTGGCACTATTAGTATTGCAACTGATAATGCTGGTATTAATATTGTTCCCGTTCACTTTACCTATGTCACAGCAACTACTTCTAAGGGTGGTGCTAATGCAACATTTACCACTTTGAAGAATATCATTGATGGTGTTATTGGTACCAAGATGAAAGACGGTGCTGAGAAGGCTGGTAAAGTTCGTATTGATTCTGCTCTTGGTCTGAATGAATTTTATTCTGAGCGCAATGGTAAGGAAGAGCTTGTTAGTGCCAAGCGCAATGAAGGTGGCTTTGTTCACACTTGTGATGCTCTTGCTGAGGATGAAAAGACTCGTAACACTTTTGAGTGCGATATGTTGATTACTAATGTCATTCATATTGATGCGGATGAAGAGCGTAATACTCCTGAGAAGGTTATTGTTAAGGGTGCTATTTTTGATTTCCGCAAGGCACTGCTTCCTGTTGAGTTCTCTGCTATTAATCCTAATGCAATGAATTATTTTGAAGATTTGGGCGCTACTAAGGAAGAGCCTGTACTGACTAAGGTTTGGGGTCGTCAGATTTCTGAGACTATTGTTCGCATCATTACTGAAGAGTCTGCCTTTGGTGAGGCTTCTGTGCGCGAGGTGCGCAATACTCGTCGTGATTTTGTAATTACTGGTGCGGCTAAGGATACTTATGTCTGGGATGACGAGTCTACTATGACTGCAACTGAGTTGACCGAAGCTATTGCAAATCGTGAGGTTTATCTGGCTGGTGTTAAGCAGCGTCAGGATGAGTATAAGGCTTCTAAGCAGGGTGGAACTGCTTCTACTCCTACCGCTCCTGCGCAGGGTGGATTTAATTTCTAATTAACCATAAAGTGGCATAATTAACAATATTATGCCACTTATCCATAAAACATAAATGTAAATAATTTTTTTAAGAAATGGAGAAATTATAATGGCGATTGATTTGAAAAATATTCAGCCTCATAAAGTTAGTAGAGATTTGAGTGGATATATTACTTACATTTATGGCGCTGAGAAGAGTGGTAAGACTACTTTTGCGTCTCAAATGCCTGCTCCTTTGATTCTTGCTTTTGAAAAGGGCTATAATGCACTACCTGGTGTTATGGCACAAGATGTAACCACTTGGGGCGAAATGAAGCAGGTTCTTCGTCAGTTGAAAGATGAAGATGTAAAGAAAATGTTCCGTTCTATTATTATTGATACTATTGATATTGCTGGTGGACTATGTGAGCGTTATGTATGTTCTCAGGCTGGTGTTGATGCTATTGGTGATATTCCTTATGGACAGGGCTGGACTCGCGTAAAGAAAGAATTTGAAGATACTTGTCGCGCAATTACTCAGTTGGGATATGCTCTTGTCTTTATTTCTCATAATAAAGATAAGACATTTAAGGCAAAGAATGGTATTGAATATAATCAGACTATTCCTACTTGTCCTACTTCTTTTAACAACATCGCAAAGGATATGGCTGACATTTATGCTTATGCTGAGAAGTACACAGGTGAGAATGGAGAAGGTAAAGTTCGACTAGTAATGCGTTCTCCTGACAATAGCGCTGAGACTGGATGTCGTTTTAAATATATTAAACCTATCGTTGAAGATTTTAATTATGAGAATGTTGTTCAGGCTTTGAATGAAGCCATTGATAAAGAAGCTGCTCTTAATGGTGGTAAATATATCACAGATGCACGTGAGAGTATTGTTACCAAGGCTGAATATGATTACGACGCTTTGATGAAAGAATTCCAAGAGCTAGTTGGTTCACTAATGAATAAGAATCCTACTTATTACAGTCCTCGCATTACTCAGATTGTTGATAAATATTTGGGTAAAGGAAAGAAAATTTCTGATGCAACTATTGACCAGGCTGAATTAATTAGTTTGGTAGTTACTGAAATTAAAGATGAACTTCTTACTGAAAAGTAAGAAGTAAAAATCGAGTCGGGGTTAATCGCCTCGACTTGATTTTTATATAAATATATGATATAATATTTATATAAGATACAAAGAAAGGAGGGTAATATGGCTCACATTGTAACTTGTACTTATTGTAAAAATAAGTTTGATAGAGACAAACAAAAGTATTGTATTGATACAAGAACTAAAGCCAAGCGTTATCTTCATTTGGATTGCGCGAAGCAGCTATCAGAAGAGTTAGGAATACCCTCTCCAGAAGTAGTAAATCCTTTAGATACTGTTACTTGCATTTATTGCAAAAAGACATTAAATCGACATGATGAAGATTGTATAGTTATTAGAGAAGGCAATGAAAAAGGAAGTAGTAGATATGCTCATAAGCATTGCCAAGAGATAGAAGATTCTAGAGAAAAAACAGATGAAGAAAAATTGGATTTATATATAATGCAACTTTTTAAAACTGATTATGTTCCTGCCAGAATTCAAAAACAAATAAAGGATTATATTGCTAATTATAATTTTACTTATTCAGGTATACATAAATCATTAGTATATTTTTTTGAAATCAAAGGTAATTCAATAGATAAAGCACAAGGCGGTATTGGTATTGTTCCATTCGTATATAAGCAAGCATACCAATACTATTATTCTCTATGGGAAGCTCAAAAGAAAAATGAGAATAAAATTATTGAAAGCTATGTGCCAAAAGTAAAAGAAATCGTAATACCAGTTCCTCAAAGGAACGTAAAAAAACGAAAATTGTTCACTTTTTTGGACGAAGAGGAGGTCTAAGGCATGGCCAGTAAATTTGTAGATACTACTGCAATTATGCAGGTTATTGGCTGTGTTTATAATACGCCCCAACTTTTGGATTTCACAGATAAGTATACAATTGTTGATGAAGATTTTCCAGATGAATTTCATAAAATCACGTTTGGCGCAATTTATAAACTGCATGAACTCGGAGCACAAAAAATCACATTGGAAAATATTTCTGACTTCTTATCCAGTCGTCCAAAAAGCGCGGCAGTATTTAAACAACAAAAAGGCGAAGAATGGTTACTCAAAGTAGCTGAAGCTAGTATGAGTTCTGCATTTGATTATTATTATAGTCGTTTAAAAAAGTTTTCTTTATTAAGAGCATATGATAATTGTGGGGTTGATGTTTCAGATATTTATGACCCTGACAATATTTTTGACACAAAGAAAAAACAATTGCAAGAAGATGTACTCGATAATTCAACATTAGAGCAAATAGCTGATAAAGTTGATGCAAAAATTGATGCTATTAGATTGCAGTATGTAGATGATGAGAACGGTGAAGCCACGCAGGCCGCAGAAGGAATTGTTGATTTAATTAATAGATTCAAAGAGCATCCAGAAGTTGGTGTTCCTTTGTATGGGCCACTTATTAACACAGTTACTCGTGGAGCAAGATTAAAAAAGTTTTATTTGCGGTCTGCGGCTACTGGCGTTGGTAAGACTCGTTCAATGATTGCTGATGCGTGTTATATTGCTTGCGATAAAATTTATGATGAAGCATTTGGATGGATTAGCTGTGGAGTTCGTCAACCAGTTCTTTTTATTACAACAGAACAGGAGTTAGACGAAATTCAAACTATGATGCTTGCTTTCATTTCAAATGTAAATGAAGAACATATTTTAAATGGTGAGTATCAAGGTGATGAAGAAGAACGTGTCTTTAAAGCGGCAGAGATCTTGGCTGGAGCTCCTCTTTATGTGGAAGAACTTCCTGATTTCTCTTTAAAAGATGTCGAAGATAAAATTAAAAAGAATATTCGTGACCATGATGTAAAATACGTGTTTCATGACTACATTCACACCAGCCTTAAGATTCTTGAAGAGATCACTCGTAGGAGCGGTGGAATCAAATTAAGAGAAGATAATATTTTGTTTATGTTATCTACTCGTTTGAAAGATATTTGTAATCAGTATGGTATTTTTATAATGTCTGCAACTCAATTAAATGGGGACTATCAGGATTCTAAAACCCCAGACCAAAATTTGTTGCGTGGCGCGAAAGCTATTGCAGATAAGATTGATTATGGTTCAATTCTTCTAAACGTAAAAGAAGAAGATATTGAATCTCTTGGAAAAATTCTTTCTTCAAGCGTATTTGATAAACCAACCATTAAAATGTCGATTTATAAAAATAGACGAGGAAGATATAAAAGTGTTATTCTTTGGTGTAAAGCAGATTTGGGATGTTGTCGGATTCAACCGATGTTTTGTACGACATATGATTATGAATTAGTTACTATGGATGATATAAAAATTAGATTGCAAGAAGAATCCGCATTTGATTGCGAAGATTAAAGGAGATTTATTTATTATGAAAGCTGGATATATTGAATATAAGATGCCCGTTGAGATGGCTAAAACCTTGCTGAAGAATCGAAAGGGCGATGAAGCAAAGATGCGTCCTAATGACTATTTGTGCAAGATTGTAAATGAGCAGTTTGGTCTGAAAGGTTATTGTACTAATGTTATTCAATACTAATGTTAGTATTTGATAAAAATGAAATACGAGATAGTTTAACTATTAATAATATTTTTGAATTACTTCAAGAATGGGGAGGAGACCCCGAATACACTTCATTCGGGATTCTCTCCCACACTATTTGTCACAATCTTCCAGGAGAAGGAAGTAAAAAACTTTATTATTATGATAATAGTAGATTATTTCGTTGTTATACAGGATGCGATTCTTATTTTGATATTTTTCAATTAGTTATAAAAATTATGGATGTTCAACATAGTAAAAAATTTGATTTAAATGATGCTATTAGATGGATTGCCCAAAAATTTGGTTTGTCTGGTATAGAAGAAGATATTCCAGAAGATAGTGAATTAACTGATTGGAAATTTTTAGCAAACTATGACCGTATCCAAAACGTTGCAATTAAGACAAATGAAATTGTTTTAAAAGAATATGATTCTACTGTGTTAAGTCATTTTGATTATAATATAGCTCTTACTCCCTGGCTAAATGAAGGTATATCTCAAGAAGTAATTAATTTTGCTCAAATTGGATATTATCTTGGTGGTGACCAAATTACTATCCCGCATTTTGATATAAATGGTAGATTTGTGGGTTTGCGTGGCCGCACATTGTGTACTGATGAAGGAGAAAGATATGGTAAATATCGCCCTTTAAAAATTAATCAGATATTATATAATCATCCTCTTGGAATGAATCTATATAATTTAAATAATAGTAAAAATAATATTAAAAATATTGGCAAAGCTATTGTCCTTGAAGGGGAAAAATCTACTTTATTATACCAATCTTATTTCGGAATAGAGAATGATATTTCAGTTGCTTGTTGCGGTAGTTCAGTTTCTGCATATCAAATACAATTACTTTTGGAAAGTGGAGCAAAAGAAATAATTATTGCTTTTGATAGACAATTCCAAGAAATCGGAGATAAAGAATTTGTACATTTAAAAAATAACCTATTAAAATTGCGAGAAAAATATAAAAATTTTGTTACAATAAGTTTTATATTTGATAAAAATATGATTACTGGATATAAAGCAAGTCCAATAGATTGCGGGCAGGAAAAGTTTTTACAGTTATTTAAAGAAAGGATTGTTTTATAAATGATAAGAGGCGGCGTTTGGTGCAGTAATACAATTGATGGAAATGCTCAGTTAGAAAAAATTATTTATCATTATAATCGTATTGGAATTTCTTCTTATGAAGGTCGTGTACAAGGATATATAAAAAGTAAAAATGGAGATTCAATTACTTTTGAAAATGGTGACCACTGGAAAGTCATTAAAGCGGATGAAAGTGGTAGGGGATACAGATTAAATGTTTCATATATCCAACGTGAAATTCCGCAAGAGATAATTAATACAGTTATAATTCCTGCCACTACTGCTTTTCCTTTCCAAGCTTTTAATTATTATTAAGGGCAAAGGAGGGCAATTTTATTGTAGAAAATTTTATATTATTTGTTAGGTGATGCTCTATGAAAGGAGGTTGACATTCCATGGAATATCAACTTATAGCATCCAGCATCCCGCAAGAATTAAGTGCGGTCGAACGGGTGCTAACTAATAGAGGAATCCCTCTAAATCAAATAGAGCATTATTTACACACTACTGATGATGATATCCTTGATCCAACATTAATTTCAAATATAACTGATGGAGCAAGGATGCTTATCAAACACATTGCACAAAAGGACAAAGTTCTAATTCAAGTGGATTCTGACTGTGATGGATTTACTTCCTCTGCAGTTTTAATTAACTATTTGAATTGTCTCTTCCCCGCTTTTGTGCAAAATAATATTTTATATCGTATCCATACGGGGAAGCAACACGGCATTATCCCAGAAACCGTTCCAGAAGGAGTCAAGTTAGTCATCGCTCCAGATTCCAGCTCAAACGATTATGATGAGCATAAATTGCTTAACGAGAAAGGGATTGACGTGTTGGTCATTGACCACCATGAGGCAGATCAAGTATCTGAGTATGCTTGTATCATTAACAACCAACTCTGTGATTATCCTACAAAATCACTTTCTGGTGTTGGCATGGTATACAAATTTTGCTCATATATTGATAAAATTATGAATACCGATTATGCTGACCAGTTCATAGATTTGGTTGCTTTAGGCATGAATTTATCGTGCTAAAATATCTTTTCTGGTTAATCAGCCAGGGTCAATTTTAATTAATTGGCTAACGGGGAAGCCTAAATATAATAGAAGACATGATGACATGATGGATATTATACATGGTAATCCCGTGGGAATACTAAATATAATATTCAACTAATTTTATAAAAAGGTAGGATTTTTATGAAAATAAAGTTGAAAGATTTACCAAATGGAGTTTGTGGTATTTATAAAATAAATTTTCCAAATGGAAAAATTTATATAGGACAAAGTGTTGATATAAAACGTAGAATAATGGAACATAATACTCCATCTGCAGCAAAAACTCCATGTGACAAAGCAATAAATAAATATGGTAAAATTGTAGAAATAGAATTATTAGAATATACAACTCAAGAAGAATTAAACTTACGAGAGTAGTATTGGATTAAATTCTTTGGAAGTAATAAAAAAGAAATTGGTTATAATCTTACAATTGGCGGAGATACTAATTATTTAACTGGTGAAAATAATTTAAAATCAGTTTTTTCAAATAGTCAAGTTTTAGATGTTAGGCGAAGAAGATTTAATGGAGAGCGCAAGAAAGATGTTTATATGGATTATAAAGATTTTTCATTTGCGACATTTGAAAAAATTTGGCTAGGGAAAGGATATCCTGAAGTTGGAAAAGAATATATAATTTAGCCTAACACTAAAACAAGACAAGAGTATTCTTCTGAAGCCAATTCAGGCCTTAAGAATGGACGCTCAAAAATGACTATGGAACAAATCGTTGATATAAGAAATAAATATGATAATGGAATGAGTTTAAGCGAAATACATAAATTATATAATTTTGTTTCTAAGTCTACAATTAGAAGAATTGCTTTAAGAGAAGTATATAAAAATATTTAGTAAGCCTGTATCGACTATCCCTTAGGTTGAAATGCTGGGGAGTAGAGACACTATTGATACGTGTTTAGGTTTTAGGAAACGAAGCCTATGAGAATCGAAAGAGATATTTTGTGATTTTTCACAATAAAATATAGTCAGTGCTTATGGAAACATAAGAGGTCACGGGTGGCCGACATGATGGATTTACGCGATTTTGAAACTCGTCATCTGGTCATGAAGGGTTTAAACCAAATTCGCAATCCTTATTTCAGAGGGATGGTAGATAAACAATCTTATTCATTAAAAGATGGTATTACCCCTTTTGGAATAGCTTTTTATATTGCTCCTTATGTCAATGCTACCATTCGCGTTGGCACGCAGGATGAAAAGCTCATGCTATTCGAGTCTATGCTTGACTATCGGGGATATGAACAAATCCCATCGACCAAAAGAGGATGTAAGGGTCAAACAGAGACAAGAGTAGAACAAGCTTGTCGTAATTGCACAAATATTAAGAATAGACAAACTAAAGCAAGAGACAATAGCTTGAATATAATCGAACAGATAATTGAAGAAAAAGACTTGTTAAAGAATAAAATTCTTATTGTTAAATTAGATTCTGAATTTGCAACCGATAAAAACTTAACTGGTTTAATTGCTAACCAGCTTATGGCAAAATATCAACGCCCTGTACTTTTATTAAATAAAGTAGTCAATGAAGATGGGAACATCTCTTGGGAAGGGTCTGGAAGAGGATACGATAAATCAAAATTTAACAATCTTAGAGAGTTCTTAAAAGAAAGTAATTTAGTAATGTATGCTGAGGGTCATGCGAATGCGCTCGGTGTAGGAATTACAGATGAAAACTTTAATAAATTTGTAGAATACTCTAATGAAGCTTTACAAGACTTTGACTTCACCCCAAATTATAAAGTTGATTTTATTTATCATATTGATGATATGAATCCATCTGATATTTTAGAAATTGCAAATCTAAAATCAATTTGGGGCCAAGGAGTAGAAGAGCCTCTTATTGCTATTGAAGGAATTAAAGTATCTGGAAACAATATTCGCTTAATGGCAGAAGATCGCAATCCTACTCTGAAGATAACCTTACCTAACGGGGTAAGTTTGTTGAAATTCAGGTCGTCTAAAGAGGAATATAATTTATTATGTTCTGAACTAGGTTGTGTAACCATTAATATCGTTGGTAAATGCGAACGAAATATATGGAATGGTATTGTTAGTCCACAAATTATATTAGAAAACTACGAAGTCGTTGGAAGAACTGAATACTATTTTTAATAACACAATAGACCTAATAGAAATATTAGGAGGAAAAAGTTATTATGATAAGAAAAGTTATTACTTTGATGTTGACAATTGCTGCGCTAATTGGAATTATGTGTTATCCAGTTCCAGCAGTAGAAGCCGCATCAGAACAGACTTCGGAAGCTTACATCCCTTCTGAACCGCTTAAAATTATGGAAAATGAGATTATTGTTCTCAAAAGCAATTCTATTGAATATGTTGATACTGATGATAAAACTCAACTATCAAATTTAATTGCAGAAATGAAACAAAGAAAATCTGATGCTCATAGTTTAGCAGAAGCAGCCAGAGCATTAGGCTATGATGAAGAACATTCAATTATTGTGTTGGCAAAAAAAGAATGGAATACAGCCCATACATATATGTTAAATTATACTACTAAATATAATGAAATTATTAAAAAAGAAGAAGAAGCTGCGGCAGCTGCCAAACAGGCTCAACAGGATAAATATTATAAAGAATATCCAGCAGCAGCTACAATTTGGTTTTATTTAAAGAATCTTGGTTATAATGATTATGTGTGTGCTGGCATCTTAGGAAATATTATGGCTGAAGTAGGCGGTAATACATTAAATATTCAATATTGGCTAACTGGTAGCGGACGTTATTATGGAATGTGCCAATGGAGTAGAGGATATTCTCAAGTATGGGGAAAGGATTTGAATGGTCAATGTGCTTTCCTTGCAAGTACAATTAAGTATGAAATGAATACTTATGGATATGCTTATGCTAGTGGTTTTAATTATAGTAAATTTTTAGCTTTAACAAATGAACAAGCGGCTGCGAAAGCATTCGCAAAATGTTATGAGAGATGCGGTTCTAGTAGTTATTCTACTAGACAAAGAAACGCTACTGTAGCTTATAAATATTTTACAAGTTAAATATAAAGGGCTATGTAAAAGATTAAGGTCTTTTACATAGCCCTTATTTTTATTTATTGGAGAAAATAGAATCGGAAAGGTGCTCCGGCCGGAGACGAACGCATTAATCGAAATCCCAAATCAAAAATGCGATTTAGAATTTTTAAAGCAAAAACACTTAAATTGACTTTTTACATAAAAAATAGTATAATATATATAGAAAAAATTAAAAGAAGGAATTTAACTATGAATGATTTAAGAAAAGTTGAAAAGAAAATCAAAGGCTATGGATATGATAGTTTATGTTTAAGGTATAAGATTGCACGAGAAGCGCAAGCAAGATATGAAGCTTATAATCTATATGATGGAGATGTGGAAAGGTCTATGAGAATAGCCCAACATGATGTACTAAAATTTTATCAGATTCTTGATGATTTAATTGGGGAACATTACTAATGAAAGTTATAAAATTAAAGAGACATGACGAACCTATGTTTCACCATATATTTTGTCCTAATTGTCACAGATGGTTAACTGGGCAAGAATGGGGATGCTTCTTTTGCTGTCAATGTGGGATATCATTAGATTGGGATGAAAAGCCGAGAGAGAAGTTTCAACAATATTCTATTTCATCTAATCTATATGACGCAGATAAAGAATGTGAAAACTCTCTAAGAAAGGAAGATAACTTATGATTCTTACTAGTAAGCAAGAAGAAGGTTTAAAAACAATCCTTTCTCGCTACAAGGCTGGTGAAAAATACACGGTAATATCTGGGTATGCTGGAACGGGCAAAGCGCAACCAGTATCTACTATGATTCCTACTCCAGAGGGGCATAAACGATTAGGTGATATTCAGCCTGGAGATTATGTTTTTGATGCTGAAGGGAAACCTACTAAAGTTTTAAATATTTTTCCACAAGGAAAGTTAATGAATTATAAGGTAAGCTTAAAAGATGGAAGATATTGCTTTTGTAATGATGAACATCTTTTTAATGTTATTACTGCTAATGGAACTAAAAAAACTATTTCTGTAAAAGACCTTTTAAAGAGTGGGTTAAAATGGACAGGAAATCGTAATAAGTTTTTTATCCCAACTATTTATAAGAAACCAGTAGAATATTCTTATAAAAATTATAGAATTTCCCCTTATACTATTGGAGCTTTTTTGGGAGATGGATGCTGTAAAGAAAGTACATTAACGCTCTCTTCTGCCACGGATGAAATCCCAAAAAAAATAGCTAATTTAGAAAATTTTTCTATTATTAGAGAGCGAGAAGAAAATGGATATGACTGGAAATTTTATTTCCGAGATAATCAAGTAAATAAATATGGTAATACAGCTGTTAGCACTAAAGATTTTTTTAATGAATTTTCTTCTTTTTTAGTATGTTATTCTTATGAAAAAAGAATCCCTGAAGTATATAAATATGGCTCTATAGAGCAAAGATATGAATTATTACAGGGACTATTTGACACAGATGGTTCTATTGTAGATAATAAATATTTTACAACAAGATTAACTTCTACCTCTCTGGGCTTATTAGAAGACGTAAAAGAAATCTTATATTCTTTAGGATTATCTCATTTAACAATAGTGGAAGATAACCGCCCTGAAAAATACACAAAGTCTTGTTATGATTTATATTTATCAATTCCAAATGATGAAAAATATAAACTTTTTTCTCTAAAAAGAAAAAAAGATATCGCCTTAAAAGCTAAAAATCATAATACAAGAACTCGATATGATAGAATCGCGATAACAAATATAAAGTGTTTAGACAAAGAAGAGGAAATGGTTTGTATTTATGTAGACAATCCAGACCATCTTTATCTAACTGATAATTATATTGTAACTCATAACACTACTTTAGTAAATTTCGCTATAAAAGCACTTGATGTCGAACCTGAACAAGTAGCTTATTGCGCTTTTTGCGGTAAAGCCGCAGAAGTCTTGCGCAGTAAAGGTAATGAAGGAGCTATGACTTTACATAGGCTTTTATATGAAAGTTTTCCAAGAGAAGGCGGAGGTTTTTATCGTAAATCAAGAAAGCGCCTTGATTATTCAATTATTGTAGTAGATGAGGTATCAATGGTTCCTAAAACTATGATTGATTTATTACTTCATCATAAAGTTTATGTTATCTTTCTTGGAGACCCTATGCAACTACCCCCAGTAGATAAAGATGAAGCAAATGACCTGTTAGATCATCCTCATGTATTTTTAGATGAAGTTATGCGACAAGCTGCTGAATCTGAAATTATTCAAATGACAATGAAAATTAGAAACAAAGAAGATATTCCTTATTTTAATGGAAAAGAAGTTATTGTTATGCCAAAAGCACAATTGGTAGATGGATGTTATACTTGGGCTGACCAAATTTTAACTGCAACAAATCAAACTCGTAAATTTATCAATGATTATGTGCGAAAGATGCACGGATTTTCTGGTATGCCGCAAGAGGGTGAACGCATGATTTGTTTGCGTAACTATTGGGAAGATTGTGCTGATTCTGGAGAATCCTTAGTTAATGGCACTACTGGAATTATCCATAACCCAACAGAAGGTGAAATCACAATTCCAAGATGGGTTCAAGTAGATAATCATATTCTTCAATCTATTGATTGTTCATTTGAGGCTGAAGGCGGCTCAATATTTGATGGCGTGCGTATGGATAAGCATCTGATTGAGGTAGGAGATAAATGTGTTGATTGGCGCACTTCGTATCGTTTAGGCCAGTTAAGAAATCGTATTGGTGACATTGTCCCAAGAGAATTCGACTTTGGTTATGCGATTACATGTCACAAGGCCCAAGGTAGCCAATGGGGCAAAGTTTTGGTAATCGAAGAGGGATTCCCAAGAGATAGAATTGAGCACGCAAGATGGCTTTATACTGCTTGTACCCGGCCGGAAAATAAGTTAGTTCTTGTGCGGTGAGGATTGATTTTTATTTAAAAATATGGTATAATAATAATAGAAAAAAGTGAGAGTGAGGGAAGGACTATGAGTACTTATTTTAATTGTCATAATCATACAATGTATTCAAATATCCGCTTACTTTGACTGCATAAATCAGCCTAAAGCTCTTATTGATAAAGCAATTGAATTAGGATTAAGTGGCATCGCAATTACTGACCATGAATGTCTATCCGCACATATGGAAGCTAATCAGTATGCTAAAGAATTGCAAAAAACACATCCTGATTTTACTGTGGCTCTTGGAAATGAGATTTACCTAACTGATGATAGGTCTAGTGGGCAAAAATATTATCATTTCATTCTTATTGCTAAGGATGAACTTGGTTATATGGCTTTAAAAGAACTTAGTACAACTGCTTGGTATAATTCTTATGAAGATAGAAGAATGGAAAGAGTTCCTACTTTGAAATCTGAGTTATCTGCAGTTATGGAAAAATATAAAGGTCATGTTATTGCAACTTCCGCCTGCCTTGGCGGGGAATTGTCAACAAATGCTCTTGCTATGACATTAGCAGAAGAAGTCAATGATATGGATAATGCTCGTTATTATTACAATAATATTATTCGTTTTATTGATTTTTGTCAAGAAATTTTTGATGATGATTTTTATATTGAGTGCGCTCCTGCTAAAAGTAATGACCAAGTGAAAGCGAATCAAAAATTATGGAAAATCGCGCAAGCATATAAAATTAAAATTGTAGCTGGTACAGATGCTCATTATTTGCGGCCAGAAGATAGACCAATTCATAAAGCATATCTAAATTCTAAAGGTGGAGAAAGAGAAGTTGATTCTTTTTATGAGTATGCTCATTTAATGTCATACGATGAAGCCAGGAATCTATTAGGATATGCTTTTTGTGATGATTTGCAAATTGCAGACACTATCTTAAAGAACACACAAGAGATTAAAGATAAAATTACATTCTTTTCTCTCGAACGTAAGCAAATTATTCCAAAAGTGGAAGTAAAAGATTACCCTAAATATAATTCTTATGAATATGATTCGTTTCCAATTATTAGCGGGCTTTTAAATAGTAATAACATACAAGAAAGATATTGGATTAATGAATGTTTAATTGCGCTTAGCGATAAAGGTCTTAATGGGAAACAAGAATATATTGAACGTCTTGAAACTGAGGCTGATGTAATTAAATATATCGGTGAAAAACTTGATGACTGTCTGTTTGCATATTTTAATACTTTTAAGCATTATATTGATTTGTTCTGGGAGTGCGGTAGTATTGTTGGCCCAGGGCGTGGTTCTGCAACAGGCTTTTTATCAAATTATTTATTAGGTATTACTCAACTTGATCCTTTGCGCTGGAACCTTCCGTTCTGGAGGTTCTTGAACAAAGAACGTGCTGAGCTGCCTGATATAGATATTGATCTGGCTCCATCGAAACGTCCAGCTATCTTTGAAGCGATTCGTAGAGAGCGTGGAGAATTCGGATTAGTCCAGGTTGCTACCTTCGGTACAGAAGGAACAAAATCTGCAATTCTAACAGCTTGCCGCGGTTATAGAAGTGAAGAATATCCTGATGGTATTGATATTGATGAAGCTCAATATATGTCTTCTATGATTCCACAAGAAAGAGGATTTTTATGGTCTATTGAAGATGTCGTATATGGAAATGAAGCTAAAGACCGCAGACCAGTAACAGGCTTCATTAAAAAAGTAAATGAATATCCTGGTCTATTGGATATTATTATGTCTATTTGCGGTTTGGTAAATAAACGTGGTATTCATGCGTCTGGTGTTATTCTTTATGGAGAGAACCCATTTGAAACTGCATCTTTTATGCGTGCGCCTAATGGAGACCTAATCACTTGCTTTGATCTTCATAAAGCTGAAGCCGCAGGAGATACCAAGTATGATTTTCTTGTAACAGAAGTTTCTGATAAAATTATTAAGTGTTTTGAAATGTTACATTCAGATAATGTAATTGAAAATATGAATTTAAGAGACACTTATAACAAATATATTCATCCAGAAGTGATTGATACAAGTGTTCAAGGTATTTGGGATCATCTTTCTGCCGGTGATGTGCTAGATGTTTTCCAGTTCAGCGGTGGAGTTGGCCTAGCGATTGCTAAAAAGCTGAAGCCACAGAATCCTTTGGAGATGACTGCAGCGAACGCCATGATGAGACTAATGTCTGAAAAAGGCAAGGAAAGTCAACAAGATAGATATGCTCGTATTCAAAAACAAGGTATTGAAGTTTTTGATAGAGAAATGCATCAACATAATCTTCCAGAAGAAATGATTGAAAAGATGCACAAGCATTGCGATAAATATTATGGGTGTTGTCCTATCCAAGAGCAAATGATGGAAATCCTTATGGATGTTGCAGGATTCACTTTGGGTGAAGCAAATGCGGCTCGTAAGATCGTTGCAAAGAAACAAATGGCAAAAATTCCAGAATTAAAAAAGCAGGTTTATGATAAAGTAAATAATCCTATTATTGCAGATTACCTTTGGGAAGTGGCGGTTGCACCGCAGCTAGGGTAAAATGTTTGCCCTTACACACCTAACCTATTATCATAGGGGTGAATTAATAATTTTTTAATTAAATATGTTAATTTGCTAAC